AGATAGAGTTGGTTCTTCTATTGAAGTAGACTACTACAGTACTGAGGGGGAAGCCGATATGGGATTGGCAATTGATTCAGAAAAAAGAGTGGATGTCGCCAAACTGCTAGAAAGTAGCGAAGACTTTCGCGATTTCGTAGCCAATGCCCTGCAAAACGAAATCTGGATGGGCGACGAACAAAGCAAACACCTCATGGGAACCCTCATGGCCGACGACGAACAAGAATTCATCATGTGCCTCTGCCAAATCGGATTCATCGTCTATACCGATTACCTCATCGAAACCCGCGACCAGTTCAAGCATAAGAACTTTCATTAAATGAAAAGAGGACTTAGCATCATGAGCGACCGCACAGGTGAACTGCTCGTCGGGGCGGCGAAAGTCATGGCAGGGATACTCATTATCCTTACAGCGTCATGCACCATCGTTACCTCACACGACCCGCAATGGGAATGGCCCCGAGACTTAGAGCAGGGAGAATAGACCACGGGCCACTCTTACCGTGAGCCGTGGCCCATCAGCCCCATGTCGGGAGACAGCAGGCACGGGCCACGTATCACGGACCACGGGTCTTGGTGTAGAAGTGCAGGATTTTTAGGCCTCCTTTTTTTATATGTCCTCCTTTCCCTATTCAAATAATCTATTTTTAAGAAAAAAACCTACACTTCTACACTGTGCAAGTTTTGGGAAAAGTTGTTTGAGGCCTTAATTTCGCTATCTATATAGTGTTTTCCCAGAGAAATAAAAAAATAAAAAATAAATTCTAAATGCCCGTAACTGGCGTAACCACGTAACACGGGCCTAGAGGCCGCATAAACACTGGATTCCTTCGTTACACGAGGGTTACACAGGGATACACTGCTGATGCTCAAGCTGTTAATCAAGCTATTGCTATTAAGGGTTTTGAGATTCAAAAAAATTATTTTTATTTTTCTGGAAAATATATATATAGGGGGCCAAATTAAGGTATGGTTAGCCGGACTTACTCACATACCGAGGTACTCCTGTGACAAAGAAAGCCAAGCGGTACGCCAAGGTGCTGGACACCAAGGCGGCGGCACTTCCTGAAGCAAAACGACAGCAAACCAACCGACCACCACTGGCACAAAAGCGTTTGACCAGAAGGCAGGAGCTTTTTGTCCGCGAACTTGTGTCAAAAGATGGACAGATCACAATGCGGGAGGCGGCGATTAACGCGGGCTATCCTGAACGGTCTGCCCATGTTAGGGCCTCTGAACTCACCAATCCCCGAATCCACCCTCATGTCTGCCGCGCGATCCGTGAATACAGGCAGGAGCTTGACGAAAAGTATGGTGTGGAATACCAGCGGCATCTCCGGGACCTCCAGATCATCCGTGACGCGGCGTTAGAGAATGGTGCGTACAGTGCCGCAGTGCAGGCGGAATATCGCCGTGGGCAGGCACAGGGGGACATCTACGTCAATAAAACGGAGATACGTCACGGCACCATCGATCAAATGAGCAAGGAAGAGGTCATGAAGGCCTTGAACGAACTCAAGCAAACCTACGCTCCGTTGACACATGACGCGGGGGCCGAGGACGGTGGGAACAGAAAGCGGGCGCGTGAGCGCCTTGCGGAAGAGGTGCAAGATGTTCCTGATTAATTGGTGGGGTAAATGTTGGTATGGCGAATCTGAGTGGAAGCGCAGGAAAGCGGGCGTTTCGGGGATAGCAGAGCAGTGGAAGGAACCTTACTTTTCACACCCTTTAGACAAGATGGCGTGGGAACTGAGAAAGAACCGGTTTAAAACTAATGGACATATTGGAAACGAAGGCGAAGCCGAAGAAACAGCGTGAAGCCAGCTTTTGGCAATCGTTAAAGAAGGCCATTCGGGACAACTGCCCGGATTGGTCTGCCACGCGTTTGGAGTCTAGGGCCACGTTGGGTGTGCCGGATGTCCTGATCATGGACGGTAGGGGCGATTGGCATATGGTGGAATTGAAGACCACGCAGAATATGTCGGTAGACATCACGCCGCATCAGGTGGCGTTTGCTACTAAACACGCGCGGGGCAGTTGCTGGATTGCGGTGAAGCTTTGTACTGCCACGGGCAGTGAGATCTTCCTGTACCGTGGCGACCGTGCGGTTGACCTGAAGATGGACGGATTGCGCGCTACACCTACTAAACATTTCAGCCACCCTGTTTCGTACCGGAGTGTTCTTCACGCTATTGCCACTATGTGAGTTATCCCATACTATGGTGGTGGGCATATGCCCTGACTAACGGAGAACGAAACATGAACGAAGATCTGTGGGAAAGTCTTTTTGATCGGATTGAAAACGAACTGAAGACGGGCGACATCCACACGCTCTATTTACTGTTGGATTTAGTGCAGGAAGATAAGTTGATTGCTTACGCGAAGGGGGAGTCATGAGAGAACTGCGATTACCGGTGTGGACCGTGGTGTGCGGCGAGCGGTGCAGGTGGTTTCCTGACCATGCCTCTGCAAAGGAATTTGCCAATAACGAGTGGGACAAAGAGGCGGACGGTGTGCCCTTTGTTCAATCTAAAACCATTTGGGATGTGGAAGAGGTCTGCGAGATTCTGAACAATGTTGAATCGTTTGCGGACCATGCGCTTGCTCCCGCTGAACTGAGGATCATGCGATGACGCAGACAGTAGGCGAAGCCGCCGAGGCCAGATACTCCGGCCTGACTTATGACCATGCCTTGCCGCAGGGCTGGGTGGATCAATGCTGTGAGAAGGGCCTTGATCCGCGAGGGCATTTCGTTTGGCTTTACGACGATTATGTTGGAAGGCCTGCCCCTATCACAGATGAGGGGGACCGCATTGTGTCCCTGCTCGCCCGTGATCCGTAGGCGCCAGCACCTACGCCAAGCCGCCTTCGGGCGGCTTTTTTGTGCCCAAAGAAATTTTAAAAAGAGCATTGCAGGGCGACGCCACGTATGCGATAGTTCGGGTGCGGCAATCCTGCCGCATACTTTGGGAGATATACCATGCAACATACGATTGAAAATTCAGACCACACCCTGACCCGCTTGCTTCAACAGGTACAGGACCAAGCCGCTAGATCTCAAGACTTTCTGGCACCTACTAACCAGCTTCAACTGATGACCGGTGACCGGGGTGACGGTAGCAAGGTCAGCCAGATTGTTTTGGAGCAGACCGGTGGGGCACCCACGCAGATCCTTACCGCCAACGATGTGGCGTTTGACCAGATCAGCCAGAAGGCCGGTATTGATGTCCGGACTGCCCGCCGCCTTCAGCAGGATTACTCCACTGAATTCGATGGCTTGATTAACGCTATTTGGCAGAAAGAACCGGCGGTGCGAATGATCCGCTCATTCCAACACGCGACCCATGCGAATCTGGGAACCGCTCGCGCCATGGTGTCAGATAAGTTTAAAACCTTCGACAATGTTCACCTGCTGAATTCTGCCCTGCCGGAATTGATGGACAGCGATGCCCAGTGGAAAGTGGTTAACGGTCAGGTGACTGACAAGCGCCTGTACCTTCGTCTGAAATCAGAAGTGATCACGGGCGAGGGCGCGGCGGTTGGCGACATCATGGCGCTGGGCATTGGCATGAGCAATAGCGAAGTCGGTTGCGGTAGCGTTAACGTTTTCCAGATGTTCTGGACGCTGGCCTGTCTAAACGGAATGCAGACCGAAAAGCGTACCCGCAAGTCGCACATCACCGGCGCGCGTGGCGATGCTGATACGTGGGGCCTGCTGACAGATGAAGCGAAAGATGCGGACAACCACGCGCTGGCGCTTCAAATGCGGGATGTGACTAAGGCCTACGCCAGCCGCGAGTCATTCGATGAAGTGCTGGAAAAAATGAAAACAGCGCATCAAGACAAAGTCGAAGGTTCGCCGCAGTCAGCAGTCGAAGCCATGGGCAAAGTGCTGGCGCTGACCAAAAAGGATACCGCCAGTTTGATGGACGGCCTACTGGCCACTATCGGGCAGTCGGGCTATGCCGGTCAGCCAGTAACCCGCGCCACTATGGTGAACGCGGTGACAGCGGTAGCGCATCAAGCGGACGCGGACAGTGTTGACGATTGGCAGAAGCTGGGCGGGCGCGTGTTGGACCTGCCCCGCTCCGATTGGCAACGCGTGGCAATGGCCGCCTAACTTACACTTCCCAAAGTGTGCCCCGCTTCGGCGGGGCTTTTTTTTGCCCGCAAGGTATGCGATAGTCCGACTGCCGCAATGGTGCGGCTAACTTTGGGAGAAAATTTTATGGCTACAATTACTTTTACAGTTCAGGATCTGGATATCGAAGTCGAAGAAATTTCTATCATGAGTTGGGAAGTGCCCGCCCTGTTAGAAGCCAATAGCATTGATCCGGAAGATTTACACGGCGAGTGGCAAATGATGGACCGTTACATCCGCGAGGATTGTGAAACGTCATTCGATTTTGAGCGCGTGGTGCGATGGATCGAGGAGGGTGATCTAACCGACGGGGAATTGCAGGATCTGTCCTACAATATCGCTTGCGAATTGGTGGGCCGGTTGAAGAGCGTTCGCCAGTGCGCTGATAACTATCTAGAAACCAACCGCCAAAATGTGGAGCGCATCCGAGAATTGGAGCGCGCCGCCGCACCGGATGCCGCGACCGCGTAGGCAATCCCGCCCCAGTAGCCCGCCAT